TTTCTGAATGCTTATGCATTCATGATAAGGCTAACTCAGTAGCCCTATCAAAAATACATAATTTGAATTCTGTTTGACTGTTTCCTTATCGGTGTCACCGATTGAGCTCATTGCTCTGAAGACTTGCTCTCAGCGTCTCAAGATAAGGTTTGGAAGCTTACCCTGATTGGTTCGAGTTATCTACGCACTGAGGGGCAAGTATGTAGCGCCCAACCTCAGCAACCCACCGAGTCCGAAGACCCAAGAAACTTAATTCTTTGAGTGTTTTAGCACCTTAGACCTGAAGACTAGAATATCGTGGGCATTAGACCTACCGTCAAAAGACGCGCTTGGCTTATTGTTTTCTAGTGCAGTTTCTAAAGTATGGTTTGTTGTCATCTAAGTAAGACCTTAACGATATTTACGATAAAGTCAAACATTCTTAGATAAAAAAAGATAAATAATTGAGAAAAAAATGAAAAAAATTAGAAAAAAGTCGAAGTTATCCACAGGCATTTTTTTGCGTTTTAAGAGCGTTTTAAAAAGGTCCGTGTATGATTTTATTAGATAATTTATTATATGCTCTATGGCTCTTAAAAGGGATTTAAAGGCTATTTTTTTTATGGGAAGTTGTTATAATTTAATGCAAATTGCGACAAGGACCGTTGACCGTGGTTAAAGTGGGAGCGAACAAAGTATGAACGCTTCGAGGGACGCGCGTCGTGGGTCGCGGACAGTACAAGAGGTTTTTTGAAAAAATAAAAAAAAAATAAAAAAATATTTTAAAACAAGTGTGATAGTGTCCGCTTATGTGTTTTAACCTTAATTAGGTGGGTTTTACCTATCACACTACTCATTTTTAGAAGTGTGCATAGTGTTCGCTTGTTTGTTGAAAAATAAGGGTTTTTTAACCCTCTAGGCAATTAGACCCTTTTTCAAAATTGATTATTTTAAAAGAAGTTGTCAGAAAATCTCTAGTACCAATTTGTTAAATAATGATTAAGATGTAACGGTGTATTTCAAATGAGTGCTGAAAAGAATTTATACAAAATAGTTAAAGATAAACTGTCTGATTTTAATCCAATTAGGATTGAAACAACTACAATAAACGGTTTTCCTGATTTGATATTGTTCAATAAAAAGAAACGTGTTTTGTTTATCGAATGTAAGGTTTGTGAACGTTCTAGATTGTTACAGAGCCTGAGACCACATCAAAAAGCTTTTCATCATAAATACAAACAGATTATGAACGGACTATTTATCTTGCAACGCTCCCTCAAAGAGAGAGCGTTTTTTCTGTATAGATCGACAGATATCGACTTTCTTGCAGAAAATGGTGAATTTGCACCACTTTGCACGGTCCACGTGGGCCAACCATGGTCCACGATCAGCGAAATTTTGCATGAGTACCACTAGATACAGACATACCAATCCGCGAGACGCGAAAAACGTTGATAAATATAGCGTTTGGGTGGCCTATAACATATATTATGCAACAAATAACCTTAGGTACTTAGACCGAACGGTCCGAGGGTCGCGGAGATCGAGCACCGACCCCCAAAAATTTGGCCCCGGTCCGCATGGCTCTGGCCTTGTCCTGGCAACATACACACACTATAGGAGTAAAATATGCACATAGACTATTCAAAACTTGATCCAAACCAATTAAAGGCAATGGTATTGCTTAGAAGGAAGGTGGAACAAGAGCATGCACGTGGAAATTTCATGAGATTCGTAAAATCGGTGTGGCCTGAGTTTGTTGAAGGATCACATCACATTAGAATTGCAGAAAAACTTCAGGATTTTATGACAGGAAAGAACAAAAGATTGATAGTGAACATGCCCCCACGTCACACAAAAAGTGAGTTTGCCTCATTTTTATTCCCGGCATGGATGATGGGGCAAAATCCCCGACTAAAAATTATTCAAGCGACTCACACAGGTGAATTAGCAATAAGATTTGGTAGAAAAGTAAGAAACTTGATGAACACCAAAGAATATAAAGGAATATTCCCTGATGTTACGCTAAGAACTGATAATCAGGCGGCGGGACGTTGGGAAACTAACCTTGGAGGTGAGTATTACGCGGCAGGTGTAGGTGGTGCGATCACAGGTCGTGGCGCTGATCTACTAATTATCGATGATCCACATAGTGAACAAGATGCTTTGTCTGAAAATGCAATGGATAACGCCTATGAGTGGTACACATCTGGTCCTCGACAGCGTATGCAACCAGGGGGAAGCATTGTTATCGTGATGACTCGATGGTCTGATAAGGATCTTACTGGTCAATTAATCAAAAAGATGGGAGATCTGAAAGCTGACAAATGGGATGTCATAGAATTCCCGGCAATTTTAGACGACGATGACGAAGATAAGAGAAAACCTATTTGGCCTCAGTATTGGAAGCTTAATGAACTAGATAAAGTGAAAGCTTCTCTTGTTCCAACTAAGTGGAGCGCACAATGGCAACAAAATCCCACGCATGACGGTACAAGTATCATTAAACGTGAATGGTGGAACATTTGGGAAAAAGAAGATCCACCTGAATGTGCCTTTAAAATTCAAAGCTATGATACAGCATTCTCAAAAAAAGAGTCTGCTGACTACTCAGCTATTACAACTTGGGGAGTTTTCTATCCTGAGGAAGGAGAAGAGACACATTTAATTTTGTTAAACTGTAGAAAAGGTCGTTGGGACTTTCCTGAGCTTAAACAAGTCGCAAAAGAAGAACTACGTCTCTATAATCCTGATGCTGTCATGATTGAAGCCAAGGCTTCAGGGACACCCTTGATACAGGAGCTACGGCGATTTGGTGTGTACGCGACAGCTTTCTCTCCGAACCGTGGTATGGATAAGCATGTACGATTAAATTCTGTTGCCCCTATTTTTGAAGCTGGTCATGTTTGGAGACCTGACATCGATTGGGCTGAAGAAGTACAAGAAGAATGCGCATCTTTTCCTTATGGAGAGCATGATGATCTTGTTGACGCAACCACCTTAGCCCTGTTAAGATATAGACAAGGAAGGTTCATTTCATTGTATGATGATGAGCCTGAAGAACCTATTGGAAAACGCAAATATGAATACTATTAAAAAATTAATTAATCCTGAAGATAGAAGACTAAAACAAAAACTAACACCGAAACAGATGATTTTTGTTTATGAATACGTACACAAAGTTTTACTCGGAGAATGTTCCGCTGCCGAAGCTGCGCGACGCGCGGGCTATTCACAAAATCGAGCACGTCAAACTGCTACTGATTTACTGAACCCTCATATGAATCCTTTCGTCGTGGAGGCCATTCATGAGATGAAACAAGATCTTCATCAAATGTATGGAGTATCGACAGCGTCTCACTTGGCCTCCTTAAAACAAATCAGAGAGGAAGCACGAGAACATAAACACTATTCGGCGGCCGTGGCTGCTGAAGTCAATAGAGGTAAGGTTGCTGGTTTTTACGATAACAAAGTTCAAACAGAAACTCCTTTAGAAAATATGAGTAAAGATGAGTTGGTAAAGATTTTAGAGAACTACGATAAGAATGGTATAACTCATGATACCAAACTCATTATTGATGATGATAAAGATGTGATGACAGGTAATTGAGATGGTAAAAAAAATAATTCATATCAATCAACACAAGATCCGATCGAATAAAAAACATGGATTAGAAGAACCTGTGATTACTTGCAAAACTTCTAAGTCAAACGATTACGCAAAGAATGTAGAAATTCTTGATAAGAATAATAATGTTGTTGCAAAAGTTATTTATAGTCCTACTAAACCTTTGTCCTGTGGTGCACGAGTTTGGATTGAGACTAATGAGAAAATAGTTTTAGACAATGGATTGTGTTTGGATAAGTAAATGATATCACTATTCAATGTAGCAAGACCAATAGCCATGAAAGCTTTACAGAATCCCGCGGTCCTCGGATCGTTGCTCGTGGGTACTGTGGGATCGCAACAAGCTAATAAAATACAGAACGAATTAAACTTAGGTAACATAACTTTAGATGATGTATACGATACTCTTATAAATTTTGCTGCGTCACCTGCGGTGAGCGCTTTAAGAGATACTCCTTCAGGAACTTTTTCTGCACCTGATTTAGGAGAAATAGAAAAAGAACAAGAACGAATGAGAGAACTAAATAAAAACATTACTCTTCCTTCGGAAATACCAATCGGACAAATTTTATCAACACCACAAACAACCACGGTCCCTGAACCGTTGATCACGCCTGATGTTCCTGAACAGAAGACAAAAGTAGAAGACGTAGGTTTTACAGAATCTAAACGAGATCCTTCTGATTTCATTATGACATCTGAAGATGTTCCAAAAGAACCAAAAGAGCGAAGTAAGTTTTATTACGAACAAATTGGACTAAAACAAAGACAAGAACCAGAAGATGCAATGTTAGAAGCCACTAGGTTTCATAGTGGAGTTTTAGCAAAATCTTTAGAAGATATCGGAGATTTAAGTCATCGAATAACAGAGGGTTCTCCTGGAGCTGTTTTAGAAAAAGTGAACAGACAAATTAAAATGTTAGAGGACCAAGACTATAGAATGCCTTTTTTAAAAAACCATGAACAAAATATTTTAGGGAATGCAAAATACAAAGATATGACAGTAGAGGAGTATAAAAGTAATTTAGACTCTCTTTTGAAAAACTATGTTTCTGCTCACGAAAAACTACCAACCTACAACCCTATTCATCAAGCAGCTAAGGATGCTGCTATTTCAATAGGAAAATTAGATGTCGATAGTGCTTTAGAAAATTTATATTTTTTAAGAGATGAATTAAAAAAAGGAGAGGACTATTTTAAAGAACAGTCTTTGTCTTTATCTGAAAAAGGTGATATAAGTAAAACAAATGAAGAAACTACTGGAACACGCCAAGAAGAAGGCCAAACAGCCATTGAAGCCCTCAAAGCGCAAAGTGAACAAACCCAAAGAGGAGATGTCGACCGAGGATCTCAAAGCGATCAGGGAGAATATGTATTAAAAACCGAAGAAGGTTTTGAAATTGCGCCTCTAGAACAAAGCAGTGATTTTTTCACTCGAACCATGTTGGGAGAAATTGGTACTCCCAAATCAACCTATCAACCTATTGTCGACCTATCAGAGATAGGACAGACTTTTAATATCTTTGAGGAAAAGAGAAGTGGTAATTTTGAAAACCATATCTTCACTAGTATTCCTACTTTTAAAGAAGCTCAAGTCGCTACTGCTGATGCACTAATTAAGTCTCTTCCTAAAAATGCTAATGTCTTAGACATTGGTGGAACGGAAGGAGGATTTATCAATACGATTGCTGAAGTAAGACCAGATGTGACTGGATTTATTGTGGACCCTAACGTTGTTGCTAATAAAATATTTAATCAACAACAAATGTCTAACGCTTACTATATTCGAAGTGCTTTCACCACAGATAAATCTAAATTTGGCAATTATGCGTTTGATGTTAAGGACGAAAAGAAACAACCAATCTCAACAGACTTCTTTGATGCCAATTTAATTGAAGACAATTCTTTGGATGCAATTACGGAAAAAATGACTTTTCAGTTCATTGATAAAGGAAGAAACAATAAAGTAAAACTAATTAGTGAAAAATTAAAACCAACAGGGATTGCCTTATTTGAAGAGAAGTTTTTTACCTCTTATGACGATCCTGAATGGAAAGCTAATGAGGATAAAAAGAATCAGTTTAAATTACAGTATTACGATCAAAAAGATTTGACAAAAAAACAAAAAGAAACTTTAGAAGGAATGGATAAAAGACAGGTTACTTCTGGAGATTTTGAAAAGATATTGATGAAACATTTCAACAATGTAGTTCAATATTGGGATTCAGGTAATTTTAAAGGATATGTCGCTTCAGATAGTGCAGATGCTTTGAATAATTTTTTATCAAATCTTCCTGACTTAAACAGTGAATACTCTAACGTACAAACTCCTAATTTTATTACAAAACCAATTGACAAAAAACGAAGAGGAGGACCTATTTCTATTCCAAAAATAGACATGTTGTAAAAGGCTAATTAGGTGGTATAAATAAAAAATGGCAGATAATATTGATAAGTCTCTAGACCTAGGTGGTAAACCTGAACTTGAAATCATTAAATCAGATACTTCCGTCGAGATTGACGGTCAACCTATTCCTACTCCTGAAGGATTAGAAATTGAAATGGATGAAGACGGAGGAGCAACACTTGATTTTGATCCAATGTCCGAGATTCCTGAAGAAGTAGAATTTTATTCTAACTTAGCTGAAGTCATGGATGAAGGAGATCTAGATCAACTATCCGATGAATTATTAAGTGAATTAGAAAACGATCGTTCTTCTCGAAAAGATTGGGAAGATTCTTATATCAAAGGTTTAGATTTATTAGGAACTAAGTACGAAGAAAGAACAAGACCTTTTCAAGGAGCTAGTGGTGTCACTCATCCTTTGTTAGCTGAAAGTGCTACACAGTTTCAAGCAACAGCTTTTAAAGAGCTCTTACCAGCGAACGGTCCTGTTCGCACAGCAGTCATGGGAGAAGAGACTCCTGAAAAATATTCTCAGTCACAACGTGTTCAAGAATTTATGAACTATCAATTGATGAACAAAATGGAAGACTACACTCCTGAGTTCGATCAAATGTTATTTTATTTACCTCTCGCAGGTTCGACATTTAAAAAAGTTTACTATGATGAATTGTTAGATCGAGCTGTCTCAAAGTTTGTTCCAGCAGAGGACTTAGTCGTCAACTATATGGCTAGTGATTTAGACTCTTGTGAAAGAATTACTCAAATCATTAACATGAGTTATAATGATTTTAGAAAAAAACAAGTTTCAGGTTTTTACAAAGACGTAGAAATTGTTCCTGGGGAAACAAGTCCTTCAGAAGTCAAAAAAAAATACGATCAAATGGAAGGTATCAAGCCTTCCTATATGGACAAGTCAATTAGACTTTATGAGTTTCATGTATCTTTAGACTTAGAAGGTTTTGAAGATAAAGGCATGGATGATGAGCCCACAGGAATTAAAATACCTTACATCGTAACCATTGAAGATAGCTCAGGTAAGGTAGTAGGTATTCGAAGAAACTATGAAAAAAGTGACGAAAAAAAATTAAAGAAAAGATATTTTGTTCACTACAAGTTTTTACCTGGTTTAGGTTTTTATGGACTAGGTTTAATACATTTGATAGGCGCTTTATCAAGAGCAGCAACACAAATGTTACGACAGTTAATAGACGCAGGTACATTAGCAAATTTACCAGCAGGATTTAAGTCAAGAGGACTTAAAATTAGAGACGACGCAGAGCCAATTCAACCAGGAGAATTTAGGGATATTGATGCACCTAATGGTGATTTACGAAATGCTCTCATGCCATTACCTTATAAAGAACCCTCTCAAACTTTATACTCTCTTCTAGGATTTGTTGTTCAGTCAGGACAGAGATTTGCAGCCATAACTGATTTACAGGTTGGTGATGCTAATCAAAATGCTCCAGTGGGAACAACAATGGCATTATTAGAGAGGGGCTCAAAAGTTATGTCAGGCATCCATAAGAGATGTCATTATTCTCAGAAAAAAGAATTCAAACTATTGTTTGATGTTTTCTCCGATTACTTACCTGAAACATATCCGTATTCTGTCGAAGGTGCAGATAGAACTATCAAAGCTGAAGATTTCAGTGATCGTGTAGATGTTCTTCCTGTTTCTGATCCTAACATATTTTCTACAACTCAAAGAGTAACTTTAGCTCAAACTGAATTACAATTAGCACAAAGTGCTCCTGATATTCACAATATCAAAGAAGCTTATAGGAGAATGTATGAAGCTTTAGGAGTCAAGGACATTGATCAAATTTTAAGAAAAGATTCTCCAACTGCTCCCAAAGATCCAGCCACGGAGCACGCTGATTTACTCGATGGTAATTTACTGAAAGCCTATGAAGGACAAGATCATGATGCACATATACAGAATCACTTAATCTTTGGAACTAATCAAATGATTCTTGGTAATCCTCCAATGGCAATGAAATTACAAAAACACGTTTTAGAACATATTTCTCTCAAAGCAAAAGAACAAGCTCAGTTCTTGGCAATGCAACAACCTATCGACGATATGGCCTCTGTTGTAGCTAAGTTAGAGGCTCAGTTTATGGCAGAGATAAAACAATTATCAGCACAACTTAGTGGCCAAGGTAAACCTGATCCTGTAATACAGTTAAAACAACAAGAGTTAGCACAAGACGCACAAAAAGATCAAATAGATGCGCAAGTGGATCAAGCAAAGCTACAATTAGATGTTGAAAGATTGAAACAAAGAACAGCGATTGATCAAGCAAGAATACAAAAAGATTACGATATTGCAGATAGACGTGCCGAAGTTCAGTATGATAAAATGACTACTCAAACTTTGAATCAAGCGAGAAAAGATGCCTCTAACAAAAAAGGGTAGCAAAATAAAAAAATCCATGGAAAAGACATATGGAAAGAAAAAAGGAGAGCAAGTATTTTACGCTTCTAAGAACAAAGGTACAATAAAGAAAGTAGAAAAGAAAAATGGAAAGTAAGTTAAAAGCAAAGTATATTGTAGATATTATGGATGAAACAACAAAAAGAAGAGTTCAAAAAATTATTGATAGCACAAGAGATTTTGTTCAAGAACAGGCTGAACAAGGTATTGATTTAATAGAGTTAGCTCAGGTTATGCTTTCAATGAGTCGAGAAGCTATGGTTGACGTTTATGGTGAAGTAGTGGCAGATAGTTATATTAAACAACAAATTAGTTATTTGAAAAATCCTGAAAATAGTCTAACATTACACTAATGACTAAACGATTAACAAAAACAGTTCCTCCAAAAAAAGGACCTAAGTCACAAGGTATGGATATTCCTTATGGAAAAATAGTACCAGTTGGCACTGTCCCTGAGGATAAAAAGCGTAAACGTGGCTATGGAATAGCATCAAAAGGACTTAAATTCGAAGGAGTATTCTAATGCAAAAATGGATTAAGGACCTTTGGGAACAACACCCAAAGAAAAAATGGCTCATAATCGGTGTAGTAATCGGTTGGGTAATCGCTCAATATATCTAATCAATGTTATCTAAAATATTAGGTGGATCTTTAGTAGACACTGTCGGTAAAGTTATTGACAGTGTCCACACTTCAGAAGAAGAAAAAGGTCAAATCAAAATAAAATTACAACAATTAGAAAACGACATTAATTCCAAACAAATGGATATCAACTTAGCTGACGCTAAGTCTACTGCTACAGGTATTGGTGGTATTATGCAAAGATCATGGCGACCCCTCATTGGAATGTCCTGTGCTCTAGCTATATTTTGGGAGTATGTCTTAAAACAATTCTTAGTATTTATATTGGCAGCATTTAGTGTTGAACACGCACCTCTTCCAGAGCTTGACATGTCGACTTTATTTCCTCTTGTCACAGCTTTGCTCGGAATGGCGGGGCTTCGTAGCTTCGAAAAAAGTAAGAAAATTACGAAATAGTGGAACAGTTCGATTACAAAGTAAAAAAACTTATTCAACAAGCAATAGAAAACCAAAAAGAAAACTTGTTGAGTAGAAATCTGAGTTCTTATGAGGAGTATCAGTATGAACTTGGAAAATTACATGCTTTAGAGCATTTATTAATAGACTATCAAGAACTAAAAGAAAAGGTGATAGAAGAATGAGTAAACTAATAGTACCGAGTTATTTAAAAAATAACGACGACAAAAAAAAGGAAAAAAAGAAAGAAGAAGACAAAGAACCTGCTATGGAAAGAGTTCCTCAAGCAACAGGTTGGAGAATGGTAATTCTACCTTATAAAGGGGTAGAAAAGACAAAAGGTGGTTTGTTACTTACTGACAAAGCCATCGAGGAACAACAACTCACTACTAATGTGGGTTTGATTTTAAGTATGGGTTCTGATGCTTATGCTGATAAGAATAAATTTCCTAATGGACCTTGGTGTAAAAAAGGTGATTGGGTAGTATTTGCTAAATATGCTGGCTCTAGAGTCAGAATTGAAGGTGGAGAAATACGTATTCTTAATGACGATGAAATACTAGCAAAGTTGAAAGATCCAAAAGACGTACTAACTATCTATTAAGGAGATAAAAATGACTGAAGAAAAAATGGTAGACCTTGACACTACAGGAGAAAGTCAAGAGGTTGAACTTCAAGAAGAAGAATCTACTAAAGAAGAAAAAGTCGAAGAAAAAGTAGATGCTTCATCAGAAGATCAAGCAGAAGAGAAATCAACTGAAGAAGATTCAGGTGATGATTCAAAAGACGACGGTTTAGATAAATATTCTAAAAACGTTCAGAGACGTATTAAAAAACTATTAGACAGAGTAGAAAAAACAGAGAAAAGAGAACAAGAAGCTCTTCGATTTGCTGAAACAGCAAGACACAAGTATGAAGAGTATGAAAAAAAAATAAAATCTCTTGATGAAAACTATATCTCAGAGTACGAAACAAGAGTTAAATCTCAAATTGAACAAGCTAAAAAGGCTTTGACTGATGCAAGGTTTAATAATGATGTAAATTCTGAAGTAGAGGCTCAAAGAGCTTTGACAAGACTTGCAATTGAAGAAGAAAGAGCAATTGTTTCTAAAGAACAAAGAGAAAGGTTATTAAAACAACAAGAAGGATTGATGGCTGAAAAACAACCACCACAACAAGCCCAACCAAGACAGCCTGATCCAAGAGCTGAACAATGGGCAGAAGAAAATGAATGGTTTGGTAAGGATGAAGCAATGACTTTTACTGCTTTAGCTCATCATAAAAAACTTTTAAGAGAAGGGTTTGATCCTAAAAGTGATGATTATTATGAGGAAATTAATGGTTACATGAAAAGTCAATTTCCAAGTAAGTTTGAAAAAGAAGTAACAGAACCTAAGGAAAGAGCCCCTCAAACTGTTGCAGGAACTTCTAGAACCTCTAGAACAAGTGGTTCTAAAAAAGTAAAGCTCACACCTAGTCAAGTAGCTATAGCGAAAAAACTAGGTCTTACACTTGAACAATATGCAAAATATGTATAGATTGGAGATAATATGGTAAATAAAACGTCAAGATCTAATGAGACTAGGGAAAAAACAGCTCGTAAAAAAGGTTGGACTAGACCCTCTTCATTAGACGCACCCCCAGCACCTG